TGCCGCGTGATCGCGCCGAAGAATGGAGTCGTCCTCACAGTCGCCGTATAGACGAGAAGAGGAAGATTCGCGTTTGCAGGCGCGGAGTTGTAGTAGATCCGAGACGCGAGCGCAGTCGCGATCGAGGTCGTCGCATAGAGCCGAGTCTTCACCGCGTCGAGGATTGCTTTGCTCATGGAGTCCTCGCGAATTGCTTCTTGATCGCGATCTCGAAGAATCTCACGGAGATCTTTGATATCTGCGGAAGCGTAGGCTTGATGTAAGGCCGAGGCTTCATTCTTCGAGTTCCGAATTCGAGCATTGGTGCATATGGAACATTGCTTCCATATCGAAGAACTACCGATCGGCCATCTTCAAAGATATTCGCAAATCCGTCTGGACGATTTCCAACTGTCTCGACGCTCCACGAAGCACGAAGGCGATTCGTATTCACCGCAGGAGGTTGTCCCGGAAGCGATGCGCGATGGTAGCCACGCGCTCGGAGATTCCGACCTTTCGCGCTCCCCTTCGCGACGCGATAGAGGAAACCCATTCCGGGCCGCGAAAGTTGACGGCGAACAAGACGAGAAGAACCGACGAGCGTCGCATTCATGCCTTCTCGTAAACCGACTCGCATCGTTTCGAGAATCGCGTCGTGGTTGAACTTCGCGCCGCTCATTCTTCGACCTGTCCTTGTGCGCCGCCGAGTTCTGCGTTCGGCTCAACTTCGACGCAATCGACGACCGTCATATTGAGAGCAGCACGTGCGCCAGTCTGACCGAGTTCCGCAGGATTGACTACGCCAGTTACGCGCCATTGCCGAGTTGTCAAACTTTCCGAGTCGTGAATCTCGTAGTCGATTCCGATCGAGAGTGCTCCGACGAAGTAGATCGTCGCGGAAGTTCGGCCTTCGTATCGGCCTTGAATGACTGGCTCGCTTTGCGACGAAGGCTGAATGAATCCAGTCGCCGTAAAGACGCGGCCATACTGACGAGAGATCGATCCGTCTGATTCAACCGTGTACGCCGGAAGACGAATGTACAGCGTCATTCCGAACTGATTCACAAGCGTCTCGATGCTCAACGGAGCCTCCGATACGAATCGAGAACCAACTTCGTCGACGAGTCGAGATCCGACACAGATCGAAGCGAGTACGAGTATCCGCCGAGCGATTCGCTCTGAAGGCTCGGATCGCGCTTCCGCGAGTTGAAGAGCCTCGATGCCATCTCGATCGTCGTCTGTTGAAGATCGTACGGAATCGTCGCATATCCGCCGGTATAGTCGACAAGGAATCCTCGATACCGATGCAGCGTCGGCCCGTAGATGATGCCTCGATCGTAGTCGACGGCGTAGTCGGTCAGCGCATCGTTTGGAGCCTCAAGGATCGCGGTCTGTTTCTTGAGGTCGATTCCTGCAAGTTTCCGAAGGTAGTGCGACTTCGTGTTTACGATCGTCGTCGCAGCGAAGCCAGTCGTTCCGGAAATCGCCGAAGCCATTTCAGATACCGAATCATGGCTTCCGAATGCGAGCGTCGTTGAATGCTCCTGCCCGTTCGAAGCCACACGGAAAAGATGGATGTGATCTCCGTTCACCGAGATCGTCGAGACGATATCGCTCGCAAGATTCGAGACAACGGAAAGCACGTTGTCGCCGCCGACTCCGACGAAGCGCACGTTCTCGATCGGATGATGCCGGAGCGCGACTCGATCGGCTCCATAAGTGTCTTTCCATTCGTAGTACCGCTGCGAGACGAAATTTCGAGCGCAGTATCGCTGAATGAAGTCACTCGCTCGGTCGATCAGGCTCTCCATCAGCGCATCGTCGGTCGTCGTCGTCACGCCGAGATATGCCTTCAGGCTGACTAGTGTCGTGAGTGAGTTCGTCGCTACGGCCATCGGCTCTCCTTGGCTTCTTCTTCGGCGTTTGATTCAGTCGAGTCGAATCCACAAAGAGCGGAGCAGGCTCGATCGCGTGTTTCGCGTATCCCTTCGAGACGAGAGTCTTCGCTGCTTCGTGGGAGACGTTCACAATAGTTCCCGCTCGGAGATCTCGTCGGCCTACGCCGTCGACGTGAATCGCGCAGTTTCGCAGGACAATCAGAAGGTCATGCATTCGGTCGGTCTCCCGTCTTCATGGTATTTCGAGAGATATTGCGTGATCGATCGGCAGTCTTCGGCAGGCCACGTCACGACGTTCTGAAGGTGGCCAATGCGAACGCGCGGACAGAGGCAAATCTTCTTCCCTGCTTCGCGGAGACGATTCCAGAAGAAGATATCGTCATCGACGCGACCTTCTTCCCAGTTGCCGTTCTTGTTCGGAACGCCGAGGAAGAACGGCCTCGGAAGATCGCGGATCGCATCGAGTCGAATCAGCGTCAGGCCGAAGTGACCCGTGTTCATTTCGAGCGCGTCCGTGTAGAGACGATCTTCCGTCATCTCCTTTAGAAGAGTTCCGTCGTCGTTCTTGATTGAGAAGAGCGGAAGATCTTTGTCTCGTCCGATCTGAAGCGGACAAAGCGCGGCAACGTCAGGCCGCGTCTCCATGACTTGCCAGAGACGAATGATGTCTTCCGCGTCAAAGATCGAATCGTAGTCGACCGTCAGAACGTACTTGATGCCTTCCATCGTGAGGCAAGTTTCGAGAAGACGTTCGAGGCATTGGCCCCAGAAGACTCCGGTCGATCGCGTGACGTTGAAGCCAAGCGAGGCCGCCGCATGATGGAGAACGCCTTGCGTGTCCGTCCAACAAACGCGCGGAAGCGACATGATGCAATGAATATCTTTCATCGGGAAAGACGGAGCAGGCCGCGAGTACTTGCGAGCGACGACGGAAATCTTCGTCTTCGTCTCGTTCCAAGCCCAACCATTCTTCCCGCGCGAGATCTCGAAGCCTGCGAGATTCAGAACGCGCGAGAGTTTCTCGCGATTCCAAAGCGACTTCGCGCCATCACCGATGAGCATCTTTTCCGTCTCTGGCTCGCCTTCGTTGTAGGCTTTCAAGACTCCATCGAGATCAGGCACTTCGAGCCGGAGTTCTGCTCCGTCTTTGAGTTGCGATGCGATCGATCGAAGCCAAGGAATCGCGTCCTCTGTGCGGATCTGCGTCAAGCCCGAGCCGATGTCGGCTCCGTCCTTCAGTTCTTCCATTTTGTCTCCTTGCCGTAAGGCTTCGGAATGATAGAGGGGAGACGGACAGGCCGCCTCCCCACCGGAAAAAGAAAGAGGTTCGTAAATCATCCGAGCGCGTAGGTCGTGACTCCCGTTTCGTCGGCAGTCGTGACGGAGTCGATCGGCTCAAGAAGTTGAGCCATGATGATCGAGTTTCCCTCGGCGATCTGCTCGATGGTCGCTTTGAGGAATCGCTTCTTCCCGAGCATCGAGACATCCCAAACTATCTTCGGTTGTGTCGTCACTGTCCCCTTGTCCGGAAGAACGTAATCGACTCCGGCAACCATCTTCGGAATCGCTTCCCAAGTGACTCCCTTGTCCGACTGCTCGATCTTCGTTCCGCTGACGAGCCTTCCCGCTGAATCCGAGCAGAAGATGATTCGAGCGTATCGGTATCCTTGAGTGTCAACGGATGCCGTGAAACTCTGACCGAACGACTGATCGAGAACGACCATCTTGAAGTCTTGCGAGTTTCGCATCGAATCTCCTCGTTACGAAATCACGTAGTTCGCTGCGCCAGTCTCGGCGACGGTCGTGATGCCGTCGATCGGATCAAGAAGCATCGCGTTGAGTTGACCTCGGCCAGAGGTCGCGTGTTCGATCGTCGCCTTGAGATATCGCTTGCGACCTGCGAGATTCACATCCCAAACGACCTTTGGACGAGTCGTGAGATTCGTCGTCGTTGCGAGCGTGTAGTCAGTTGCGAGAACGATGCCTCGAATCGCTTCCCAAGTCGAATTATCGTCGGACTGCTCAAGTTTGCAGTTCGTCGTCGGTGCGCCAGTCGATGAGGATGAAAAGGCGATACGCGCGAAGCGGAAGCCTTGCGTGTCGACCGATGCCGTCAGCGTCGATGCGCTCGCCTCGGAGAGAACAACCGACTTCATGTTTTGAGAGTTTCTCATCTGTGCTCCAAAGAGAGAGGGGAGGTTTCCCTCCCCTCTCATAGATCATGCATTCACCGATCAGCCGTTGACGACTGCGCCTGCGCCGATTTCTGCGGCAGTCGTGCGACCATCTGCAGGATTCGTGAGAGTGCAAACGAGTGCGCCCGTCGTCATCGCGCCGCCTGCCGATGCCTGAACCTTCAGGTATCGCTTGCGGCCTCGGAGGTCGACGTTGTAGACGACCTTCGCGACGTTGGTCGCAACTGCCGCGCTCGATGGAGTCCAGTCCGTTCCAGGAACGAAGCCAGAAATCGCAGCGTGGCCGGAGCCTGCCGTGTCGCTGTGTTGAATGTACTGATTCGTGAGAACGGTCGAAAGGCCGTGAGTAGTCGGAGAGGTTCCGTCGACGAAGGCAATCGATGCGTATGAGAATCCGAGCGTGTCGAATTCTGCGGTCAAGAGGCCTGCGGCAGTCGCCGCGCCTGCGACGGTAATGATCTTGTAATTCGCTTTCATGTGTGCTTTCTCCTATGGATCAGAAGGTGAACTTGATGATGCCACCAGTTGCGGACGACGATCCGACGTTCGCGCACACGATGTCGACGCGCTCGGTTCCACGAACGACGCGCTCGTCCTGCTCGAAGGCGTTGAGAGCCGAATCGCTGAACGCGATCGAGGTCGCGCGGCGATCGCCGAGGTAGCAGGCTTGCGAGAGGTCGCCGATGTAGGCAACGACCGAATCGCCAGTCGTTGGCGTGTACGGAATGACTTGGGTGAATTCGACTGGAGTTCCGAAGAACTTCGGAGTCGCAATGCCATTCACGATTTCGCTCGCGGTCGTGCCACCTGCGGCAAACGCGAGACGCTCGAATACCGCGTGATAGGTCGACTTGTTGCAGAAGATCTTCACGTTGTTTCGTTGGAACGCCCAAGCAGGAAGCAATGCAAACGCCGTCGAAACTTGAGCCGACGTGATGTTTGAATAGTTCGTCGCCGCGCCGGAGTCGCTGACTTGATAGGTCGCGTTCGAGAGCGCAGTTGCGAGGCCGACCACGCCGCCGTATGTCGACGTGCCGTCGCCGTTGAAGCCTGCGTCGTCTTCCTTGAAGGCGAACTGGTACGCGATTTCATTCGCGACATCGCTCGCGAGGTCGATGATCGAGTCTTCGAGGAGTTCATTCGAGACGGTCGTCAGCGCGGTCAACTTCTTCGCGACGAGTTGCACGTTGTCGAAGCCCATCGTCGACTCGGTCGCGGCGATCGCTTCGCCGACCCAGAACGCCGTGAGGCCCGTATTCTTGCGAGGGATGCGGAGCGTGTCCGAGGTCATGCGGTAGATCTTCGCGTTGCGACGGAAGACACCGTACTGCTCGCGAAGCGTGACGAGTTCAGCGGCCATCTCGTCAGGAACGAGGAAGCCACCTTGCGAGTTCACGCCTTCGGTATGAGCCTTGATCGCGATACCGAAGTTCTTGCAATTCTCGACCGACTTCTTGTGGCCGAGAGTTGCGAGACACCACGTGCCGAACTTCCAAGCCATCTCCTTCGAGGAGAAAGCCTTGCGGCCTGCGCTGTACACGCGAGCGCGTTCCCAAGGCTTGTCGTCGACGTTGGCGACAGCCGAGAGGCCGCGCGGCATCGCGTCGAGACGCGAAGCGACTTCGCGACGGATCGACTTCGAGATCTGCTCCTTGTCCTCTTCGCTCATCATGTCGGTCGATGGAGCAGCG